ATAATGCTACGTTTACAGAAGATAATAAAGAATCCATTATGTGCTGCTAAAGCAACAATACCGTCACCTGTAGGGATAACTGTACTAATGTCTAAATAACCAGAAGTACCTGTGGTAAAGTTAGTTGGATTCTGTAAGTCACTAAAATAAACAGTTTGATTATCGCCTGAAATGTTTGCAGTCCATAAGCGACCATAAGCGGTTAAAGCACAATTTGGTGTAAAACTAGTTGCGGTATATCCTGTTGGTAAAGTACCAATGTCACCAATGCGTTGAAAACCATACGAACCTGTGTGGTTATGTGTGGCATTACCAACTTTGTGATAAACCAACGCTGGATGTCCTGCTTGCACAAACACAGCATGAGCTGAAGTATTTCCAGAGTTATTATAAGGCATTGAAGCAATCTGCCAATTATCATCACTAATCGTAATTGCTGTAGTTCCTGTACCAGCAGCGTCTACCACAGTACCATTAATTGCAGCAGTTAATGTAGTAGTACCTGTATATACTTTATTACCAGCACAAGTAAATACTACATTACCGTCAGACTTAACAAATTCAAATACTGTTCTTACTGCAGGAGTAGAGCTAATAGCTGTTGTATTTACTTTGGTCCAACCTTTACGAGCACCGATACGACCATATTTATCAATAACACAGTTAAATGCTTCTAATGCATAGCCACTTGTGAGCTGCACTGAAGCATCTTGAATATCTAGTCCGGAGAATCCCGGAGCTTGAATTGAGCCAGTTAGTAACTGTTCAGCCATTAGTTAGTCCACTCAGCTTCTTCAAGGTAACGACCACTCTCAAGAGAGATAGCGTCGCTTAGAGATTGTCTGTACATTGCAAAGGCTTCATTAGAAGCAATACCGCCATCTTCACCACGCTCACCCATAGCACGAGCTAGGGCATTAAATATGACAGGCTCTGAAGGGATTAATAGTTGATCTGAGTTAGCTGATAAGGGTACTTGTGGTTTAATAACGTTAAAACGAATATTATAAACACCATTAGGTATTGGGTAGAGATCTACTTGAGTATCGCCGTTAGAGTTTGTACCGTTAAAGTTATAGTATCTTGGCTGGTCTTTCTGAGCTGTTTGTGTTAAAAACAATAGATTCATTTGCTCAGTTGTTTGTGGTTGCAGAAAATAGTCATTGGTATCGTTAATAACATCGATTACACGGAAACGTTGACCTGAACCAACTAATACGTAGTTAAATACGTCTGCACCGGTTACAGCAGATAAAGTATCTGATAATGCATTCCAGTTATAAGCATCTTCGCATTGACGCTTAGCATCATTTACAAATTTACCAATAAGTTTTGAATAGTTATTATCAGACACAGAAGAGACCTCGTTCTCACGAAGTCTAATTAGTACATCATTTACTAATTGTAAGTAGGTAGGGGATGCCATGGTGTCCTTATTTTAACACATTTTGTAGAAAAAGTCAAGCTTTAGCTGAACTTTCTTGTGCCTGTCTTATCGATAATCAAGGCTTGGTTTCTTGGTGGTATAGAGAAGCTGTTAGGAACGCTTATATGAGTCCATGCATTGAATTCTCTAATGATCTGATCGTACCCTATATCCGAAGCCATAATAGCTCTTACAACCTCATCTGGAGTCATTCCGGGTACTCGGATATCAGCAGCACAACCTAGACGATGCTGACTAGTATCTTTAGAACCTACAGCATCATTTACCTGTTTAGACCTAAAAGCAGAATTAATCATAATAGGTTTACCACCTAATACTTCTTTAACTCTTTCTAACAGAGTAGCTAAACGACCTAGATTCTCACGTTCTTGCTCATTAGGAGTATTATCAAACTGACGGTGATCTGTATGAGTTAACTCTTCAAGGGTAAAATGTTCACTTACTTGCATCTTTTTCCTTAGCTTTCATATCCATAATCTTCTCTAAAGTACGTCCACCGAAGTAGAAAGACATAATCAACATACCCCATTGACCTAATAACTGGACATACTCAGAATTAACATCAATCTTAGCGGCAGATAAACCAGCAAAGATGAAGTAACCAGAAAGGATAGCCATTAGTGTCATAGGACGGATATTCTTAGATAACCAGCTATCGCTAGTCATGTCCGCTTCTAAACGCTTAGTAAGCTCTTGTTGCTCACTTACATCAGCATTTAACTGTGCTAACTGCCCATTCTGTTGCATTTCAAGCAGTTTTAATTTAGCTTCTTCTGCCTGTTTTGCATCAGGAAAGAAGTGGTCAATCAGTTTATTACCGATTCCTAGTATTGCGTCTAATGGAAACATTATTTAATACCCCAAGTTAAATACCATGCAATGAAGGCAGCTACAAAAAAACACCAGAACTGCACTCGTCTTACTGCTTTTAAATCGTGTTGAAATTCTTGAAGATTTAGTTTTTCCATTGCTTCTAATTCAGTTTTAATCTTCAATACTGACTCCCATTCTTTACTGCCGTACTGTTTAATGAACTGTTTTTTTAATTCAACCTCATGGTCAGTCAGTAACTTACGACGCTTATACTCGTCTAATGCTCTAAATATTGCTTGTTGTTTTTTAAACTCTGCTTCTCGTTGAGCAGTTCGTCTATCTCTAGCTTGTTGCTGTGCTACGTCAGTTGCATCCTTTTGAATGCTTTCAATGCTTTTAGATAAGCCTTTACTAGCCTCTCGGCTTGAGTCTAGGCTTGAGCTAAGGGCTTTTGCTCCTTCGGAGATTCCGTATGGATCTGGCATTCAACTTAACAATCCCATTTCTTAAGTGCTAAGGATTTGCGAGTAGGTCGTCCTTTTTCATCTTTCATAGGACCTTTAACTCCTTCCATACGAGCACAAAAGCTTTTACGTCTACCAGCAGCTTTAGGAGACTTTGCAGCTTCTTTAGCGGATACCGGTGGCTTTAGTTTAGATCCTGTAGTCTTATTGTAAAAGTCTCTACCTTTTTGATTAAGTCCGCCTTCAGGGTTCTGGTAAACTTTCTTAACCATTAGTATCCTCTTTTAGCACCAGTCTTCTTCTTAGGCTTAGTCATACCAGCTTTGCTCATTGCAATAGCGATAGCTTGCTTTTGTGGCTTTCCATGCTTCATCTCGGTCTTAATATTAGATGAGATAGTCTTCTGTGATTTACCGGATTTGAGTGGCATATTATTCCTTAGATAAGTTCAGTTACAGAAAATGTAGAAGATGTTACACCAGAGTCTTTAATAACAGCAACCTTGTCTCCCGGATTTACTTTAACAAAAGTAACACTATTAGTTGGACACATAGGGCTTGTTGTGACAGATGCAGTAGGTGCTGTACCAATTGCAAAATGACAATGTCCTAAAGATGCTGCAATACGGATCATTGTTGTGTTTGCACCAAAGGCTGTTGAAGCTACGCTAGAGTTTGTAACAGTAAATACTTGAGTTGTTCCTAAAGCAGGAACTCCGTTTGCTACTCCGTTTGGGTCTAATTGAAATGTACTCATAATAATTCCTTAGTCAAGTGTTAGTAAATAAAGTGTTTCAAGGTACTGTCCTACGATTTCATCTAGGATGTTCTGTAATGCTGAATCATTCTCTGGTACAGCATCGTAACGAGCTTTCTCGATCCAGTCTAGATGCTTCTTAAGTACTGAGATAGGATCTTTAGAATATGTGTCTTTCTCTTCCAATGTAGGAACTTCTACACGTCCATTACGTCCCTGATATTTTTCCATTAAGGAATCAGTCAATTCAAGGATGCTGTCATAGAACTCATTGAGTGTCTTATGCTGTGAGAAAGATGAAGTATTCCAGTGTTGACGATGTGCTGTATCTCTGGAGAGAAGCAGTAAAGCAATTAATTTACCAAACATAGTAGCCTTAGAAATGTTTTAGAATCCAGTCTTTGAAGACTGTTAAGAATATACCGATACCAGAAGCTAAGAAAGCTACTCCACCGAGAAAGCCTTTATAACGCATCATCTCATCACGAACAGAATGGATGCACTCTAGTATCTCTTTTTGGCTGTTCTGTAGCTTTTCTACTTCAGCTTCTAACACAGCTATGCGTTCAACCTGTTCGCTCATGCTAACCGCTCATCCGTTGGTCTCGCTAAAGTAGGATGATTCCATGCAGCGATGTAGTCACCATTACCATCTGAATCGTTTTGTAAAGTAATAACACCTTCAGCAAAATCTGAATCAGTAAGTTGTGGATAAATAGATTTAATTTTTTCTGGTAATGTCATTATGCAGCCCTTACTAAAGAACCATTCATGTATGTATCGTTTGCTCTACCAACACCAATAGCTGCTGTACTTCCGTTAGTATATGCTCCGTATAAATCAATATAATCAGTTGTTCCGTTGCAATACACTAGTGTAGATATTGTTATAGCAATCTGTGACATTGAAAGAAGAATATCTGAAGAAAAGGAATATGCAGAGCCATTTCTATATATACCAATTACTGCTCTTGTTCCTGAACCACCATCAAACCTGATAGAAGCATTGATTTGATAATATCCAGCCACAGTAGGAGTAAAAGTAGACGATGCAAAGTTGTTATTAGTATCAAATCTTTCAGTATCTAAAGTTACTTTTGTTAATACTCCACTTGTAACTGTTTGACTTCCTGTCGTGTAAGCATAGAAAGCTGGACCACCACCAGCCATCTCTGATTGTACTTTAGTTAAAGCCATTATACTGTCTCCGCTTTAAGTGCTCTTAGTTCGTCTAAGGTTGTAGCAGTATCAGCTAGAGAAGTAATATCTCGTAGTCTTTGTTTCTCAGCAACAATAGCAGCAGTATCTGCACCACTCTCTAAAGCTCTTTGAAACAACACATCTTGTTCTTGTAACAAAGGAGTTCTTTCTGTGCGTAGACGCTCTTTAGTAATTACTTTAGCTTTATCAATGTTAACAACAATCATTCTTGATACTCCCATGCTTCTCTAAATGTCCTATCAGTAGGAATATCCTCTGTAGATACAATCTTGTAAGGTTTACCTTCTGGTACATCCTTAACAGCAAGTTCTTCAATAGTGTGTGTTTCAAGATACTCTGGAGTAGGTATCAGGATAGATACACCACCATCGTCATTAGGATAGATTATTCTTTGTGTCATATCAATTACCTATTAAATACAATGTGAGCGTAAGTAGGGTCTTCTTTTGTTCCAGCATCAGAACATTGAACCCTAAATGTAGTTGTTGTTGGAGCAGAATAACAAGGACCAGCCATATTCCTGTTGTAAGCAGCACCAATAGCAGCCTGTGACATTCCTACTGCACTATAGTTTACATCAGGCATTGCTGTTGTAAGATTTATTGTATAGTCACCAGTTCCATTGTCAGTAATAGAGCTTACATTACCACTTGCACGAATAGCTACAGTACCAGTACCATTGAAGTTCACCCATGCACGAGTGCCGTATGCTGGTGCGGAAGAACCATATCCTGAGTTAAAAGACAAAACACCGCCAGAACTAATACGCAGTTGTTCAGTAGTTGATGCAATTCCACTAGCACCGCCAGTACCATTATTTGTACCGACAATAATATCAGCAGCATTATTACTTCCTGTTTGTCTTGCCCAAATAGCTGCATTGGTTTCAGATGAGCTATCCGAAAAAACTATTCCAAATCTATTATCTGCAGCTCTAGCACCAGTCATGTAAAAATTAAGTAAATTTACTGTGCCTGTTGATGGTGTAAGTAAAAATAGCGTTGGGTCTCCATACTGAAAATTAACAGAAGAACCAAACGAGCCACTAGAGTTATATTGAACATAGTTATTAGACCCTGCTGGTGTGGTAGCAGCTACAGAAGCCCAAGTGTTATCGCCACGCAGATATTTAGAAGATGATGGAGTACCAGTTGCAGATAACTGTGTAAGACCCACACTAGCCAAAGCAGGAACTTGTGGAGTACCAGCAACACCTAAGTGTCTTACAGAGATGTTACTTGTACCTGTAGGAGGAGCAGCAGAGAATGTTAAAGTAGTGCCACTAATAGTATATGTAGATGGGTCTTGAGTAATACCAGATACAACTACAATGACTGCATTAACAGATGCAGGAGCAATAGACATAGTGAAAGCTGTAGTACTTCCATTCCCTGAGAAGGTATCTTTAGGGAAGTCTGTTGATACTATTGGATTACCAATGATAGCCATTAAGCTAGTTCCTCGTCTGTGGGTCTAGGAAGTGTAGGGTGTTCCCATTTAGCGATGTAATCACCGTTACCGTCTGAATCGTTTTGCACAGTAATTGTAGCTACTGGACTATTGAAATCTAAAATAGCTAACTCAGGATAAATAGAAATAATCTTTTCTACTAATGTCATTATGCACTCCTTACCAAAACACAACTAAACATAGTAGCTGGAAGTCCAGTTAATGTGCTACAAGATGTTCCAATGTTTCCATAAATTTCAATAGTATCTGTTGTTCCATTGCAATAAATTAAACCTGAAACAACAGTTGCTGGGTATGCTTGAACAGGTAATGAGAAATAATTTCCTTGAATTAAAGCACTTCCGTTTTTATAAATTCTAATGTTAGCGTTAGCTACTGAAGCAATGTTATATTGTATTTGAGCGTTTACTTGATAATAGCCAGCTACAGTTGGGGTAAATGTAGATGAAGCAAAATTATTATTTGTATCAAATTGTTCAGTATCAAAAGTTATCTTTGTCCAAGCACCGCCAGTTAAAGAAGTTGCTGAAGTTTGATAAGCACTGAAAGCAGGACCACTACCAGCTACTCCACCGTTAAGCGAGTCTTGTACAATCTTAGAGATAGGCATTATTCAGCACTTTCTGGTGTATTACCTTCAGCAATCCACTTGAGGTATTCTTGATAGTCTGTGTTGGCTTCATCAAATGGAATTGAAGCGTTGTCTGCCAAACGAATCACAACGCTATATTCTGTATGACCAAAAGATAAAGGTGCTAATTTATACATTTATAACTCCGATGTGAAAGCAACAGTATTTGAAGAACCTGTTATTACAGGGTCAAGGACTACTGCATTGCCAGCAGTCATTAAACCAGTATTACCTACATTCATGCTAATACCGCTTGAATTTGTAGTTGTATAAAATGTTACGCTTGATGCAGTTGATGAGTTAGAAAATGCAGAGTTATAAAGACCAGCATTACCTAAAGTTCCAAAACTTCCAGTAGGTGCAGCTCTCATTGATACAGGAAAATCTACAAACTTACCTCTACCTGTTCCACCCGATTGTGCGGATAAAGTTGTAAAGTAATTGCTTGCAGAAAAGTTTTGCTGGTAATAATACCTTTGGCACTTCTGCAAAGTAGTAGAGTAGATTTCTCTTTCAAAAGAAGTGGCTGTAGTGCCTTCCTCTAACTGTACTCCTGTGATATAGAAGGTAGCTCCTGAAGTTCCTACTACGGATGTTGCTCCTGTGGCTGAAAGGTAAAGTGCATTTTGCCAAGAACCAGCAGTACCAGAAGATGCAGTTCCAACACCTAAACCAAGAAATAAATAAATACTACCAGCATTAGTTGTAGTCCAAGTACCTACTGTTGGACCAACAACAGTTATTGATTTTTGCTCCCAAGTATTTGCTGAGTTAATTGTATAAGTAAACGGGTATGAATAAGTAAAATTTGAAAAAGAACCGCCCAAAGTTCCTGTTAAGCTAGAACGAACCCAAAAAGACAAAGTTACTGTTTTTGCATCAGCAGTTCCCCAGCCTAAATCAGCACAATTATATCCTTCTATATATTGACGAATTGTAAAATTATCAGAGGAAGTAACTGAGTATGCAGAAGAAGATGTAACACCTAAATAATTAGTAAATCCTGCTGGTGGTGTTACTGAACCTTGATTTTGCTGAGTTGTTAGTTTTGAATTTTGTGATACATCAACTCTAAATCTATCTGTAATATAAAAAACAGCAGAAGTTGTAGGAGTAACACTAGCACCAGCGTTCCGTTGGTCCACAACCATTGAGCCATTGATAATCTTATTGCGACCTTGAAAGCCAGCTTGTAAGTTACTATCTAGTTGTGTACGAGTAATACTGTTAGCAGGTACAGTAAAGCTCTGCATATTAGTAGCAAGGTAACGAACATAGATGTTGTTAGTACCAGAGCTAGGAGCAGAAGTAAAAGTAATTGTAGTTCCGCTTAGAGTATAAGCAGTACTTGGTTGTTGTACTACATTGTTAATAACTACTTCAATATCGTTTACTGAGTTAACAGTACGAGTTAAAGTAAAAGCAGTCTGTGAACCAGTACCTGAGAAGTAGTCAGTACCTGAAGTAAAGTTCTGACTTGTAGGAGTAGAACCAATATAAGCCATTAAGCAATTTCCAGTAATGAGCAGATTACGTCAGCAGACGTTGAAGCAGAGCTAACTACTTTAAGTACATCAGCAGCTTCTAAGCATAACTTCTGGTCGCCACCGATAGGGACAAGAGAACCACCGACAGGGACTGTAGCACCTTTAACTAAGTAGTAGTTTACAGCAGAAGAAGTAACATACACATCACAAGTAATAGGGCTTGTTGTAGTGTTACCAATCGACATACCGATGATAGTAGTTTGTGTCGCTGAAGGACAAGTATAGACGGTAGCAGCAGAAGTGCCGACATCCTTGCTAAAGTAGTTCTTAAATGTATTTGCCATTGTTTATCCTAGTGCGATTGCGAGAGCTACAGCAGTACCAGCAGGGTCTGCACTTACAGTACCCCATGAAGTATTAGTACCATCAGTTGTTAAATATTTACCTGCGTTACCAGTTTGACTTGGTGTGTAAGATGCTGCAGTTGTTGCTGAAGCAGCAGCGTTAGTTGCCGAAGTAGCTGCATTAGTTGCTGAAGTACTAGCATTAGATGCTGAAGTAGATGCTGACGTAGCACTGTTACTTGCATTAGTAGCTTGTGTTGTAGCTGTAGATGCTGAAGTTGATGCACTTGTTGCAGAAGATGCTGCATTGGTAGCTGAAGTAGCTGCTTCACTAGCCTTAGTAGTGGCTATACCTGCTTGAGTTGTTGCTGTGCTTGCGTACGTTCCTGCACTTGTAGAGCTGGCTGCTGCATTAGTTGCAGAAGTGCTGGCACTAGAGGCTGAAGAAGTCGCTGAAGTAGCACTTCCTGATGCGGATGTAGCTGATGTTGCTGCGTTTGTAGCAGATGTGGAAGCACTTGATGCACTACTTGCAGCATTTGTTGCTTGAGTGCTTGCTGTAGTGGCTGAGTTGCTTGCGTTAGTTGCATAGGTTGATGCAGAAGTTGCTGAGGTAGAAGCATTAGTAGCCTGTGTAGTTGCTGTAGTAGCTGAAGTACTTGCTGAAGATGCTGAACTAGCAGCGTTGGTAGCTGAAGTAGATGCTTCAGAAGCTTTAGTTGTAGCTGTAGACGCACTGTTAGATGCGTTGGTAGCTGAAGTGCTTGCTGAAGAAGCAGAGTTACTAGCGTTGGTCGCTGAAGTAGATGCGTTACTTGCTTGAGTAGAAGCAGTTGTAGCTGAACCAGAAGCAGCACTAGCCGAAGCAGCAGCAGCGTCTGCGTCAGCTTGAACTTCTACAGCTAATTCACGGATTAATAATGCTTCGCTAGAGGAGTCTGCAGTAGCATCCCCTGCACCACCAGCACCACGATAGATGCTCATTTAAACCTCTTTAGATTTAGCTGTTTTCTTTTCTTTAATTTCTACAACAGGTTTAACCTCTTCGAGGACCTCTACGTAGCCGGGGTGTGAACGCATACTTACAATATCTTGTTCAAGAGTGAATTCAACAGTATTATTAGTTTCAGTACATTTAAAGACTGCCATTTTATATCTCCACAGTTTAATAAAGAATTCTATATTCAAGAACTCTTTAGTAAACTGCCCCGACAGTTTCTATCAGGGCAGAACCTAGTAGCTAGGTATTAGGCTGGAACAGCTAATGCAACAGCAGAACCGTCACGCAACTCTTTAACACCGTAGATTGTGTCTGCAGTGAACAAGTTACCGAGGTACTCTTGTTTGTATTGAGTTTGTGAACGAACAGCCATTTGCTCGGCTAATACTGCAAAGTCACGATGACCTAGCAAGCAAATACGAGCAGCACCTGAACCAGATGTTGTGTCAGCGTTGGTGGAAACGAATACTGGAACACCATATACGTTACCAATTTCACCGTTACGGATTGTGTTGTTTGCACCAACTTCACCAACGAAAGCTTGCTC